TTATAAGTTTTTATTATCTTTTTTCCACTTATAATAGTAAAGGAACATATTTAATAGTACTTCTTCCAAATTATTTATAGCTTCAGCTATTTCTTCTGGTGGAACTTCTCTCTCTTCAAAAGTAATTTCTTTTAATTTTGGTACATTTCTAATCTTCCCCACCTATATCATCCTTTTCATTATATGAATTGAAAAATATCAACCTATACTATTTATGAGGATATTGAGGGAAAAATGACAATCAATTTAATAGATTTCAACCTATTTTAGTCTGGGGGTGTGAAATATGATATGGTAGCGTACAAAATAAACAATTAGGGGTATCAGCTTCTTGTCAACGTTTTTCTAATCTAATTCGAATCAATCCTTTTTTACTGTAATCAACATTAACAATACGATACGTCATATCATATATTGTTATATCTGGATATGTACTTTCGTCTAATTTGAAATTTGTTTGTGCTGCTGCACTATCTCTAACAGTAATTTCATAAATTAGTTTAGTTAGGTTAATCGATTCATTAGTTGTAATTGTAAAATCTTTATACTTTAATACAGATGGTATAATGCCAACTAAAGTTTTCACATAGTCATAAACAGGTCGCCCCAGTTGATCGTAACCAATCAAAGTCTTAATTGTTTCCCATTTCTCAATATCGTAATTGCAATATTCTAATTTTCCTTTATACTTTCCTCCACGCATCGATACATCTGACGTAACCATATAAACATCATTACTATCCTTATTAATTTTAGTGTAATCACCACATTGAAATGAATTTAGAGAATGAATATAAAAAGTAGAATTGGAACTAAATTCCCCACTAGAAATTACTGCATCTAACGTAAATGGATTATTTTCATATGTATTAAATTGATACGGCAAATGAATTGATCGTATTGTATCTTGAATTAATTTATCGTCAAATAATTTCATTTAATCACCTACCTATATAGAAGAAATGTGCTACTACTATTATTGCTTACTTTAATCTGTCTTATCTTATTGTCTAGTTGGTCTATACGCCTCATGATGTTGTCACTGAACTCACTGACAGTCATATCATCTAACTTAATAGCCTTCATCATCGTAGGGTTGTTAGCTAGCCCCTCTAATACAGATAGTGCAGTAGCATAGATACCTTTCAAGTTAGTCGTATCATTAACTTCATATGTATCAGTTGCTTGTAGTCCGTTCTCTGCTAGGTATACGGTAAGTTGTGTATCATCTAACTCAATGCCTTGTATGTCGTATTTTAATCGTTGTAAGTTAGTAATATTCATTCAATCATCCTTTCATTATTCAACATTTTATACACTGTTTTATACTGCATAAATAATCAATTTGTACGACTCATATATAAACACCCCACAAACGTTGATATATCAACAACTGCCCATAATCTATCTTATGTAAACTAAAACTGACTTTTATGCCATAAATCCTTGATACCAAAGTATTTCCATTGCTTCACATTGTTCAAATTTGATTGTGGTTTATTTATTTTTTCTTTGTATGTTAATGAATAAATATAAATATCTTACTTACTGATTCAGCTTATAATAATTGTTCTATTGTCTTTATTTATTCAATCTTTATACGTTCATTTATATAACAGCGTGTGCAAAATGTAGCATATACACTTCAAATCATATACCCTTGACACTACTACATTTTATAACAACTCGCACACTACCATTCCCCACTTTTCTATACTACACTTCTATATTAATATGTATCACTCATCCATAACTAAACTGTATCATCTGTATCATTACTATTATGTACATCATACTCTACACCTTTTAACCTACTTAATTCTCTAAGCTTATTATTGACATAAGGTGACTGTTCGATAATTGTCTCTAATGAAATAGCGTTCATATCGAATTGCGTTTTCATATTTTCTAAAATTTCCTTATGATTTGCAGGAGTGTTGTATACAAAATTAAATTCAAGTGAGATCATCTCATCATCTGTAATATGTATACCTTTATATTTCAGTAAACGCTGCACTTTTTCCCATCTTTGATAAAAGCCTTCTCTTAAGTAAGTTTCGTTTACTCCTGCTTGTGTATCAGCTAACGAGAATAAAAGTTTAATACTTACCTCAGACAAATTTGAAATATCTGTCTTATTCATCGACACGGCAGGAGTTGACGATACATCAAGTAAGGTCTGCATTAACGTTTTATAAACTAAATCAAATGAATTACTATCTAATTGACCATTTACTAATTTAAAGTCCGAACCATCATCTAAAGTCAATCCTGCACCTACAATTTCCTTTGGTATTGTACTGTTAGTTAATTGTTGACCAATTGCAACTGGAATCGGATTAATAAACTTGTACATGCTATCAATATACTTTGATAACACATCTTCCATGTTGTCTAAAATGTTTTGATAGTCATCTAATTCTGATTTTCCAGTTCGATCACTTAACTCATGCAATGTTTTATAATGTACTGGTAATCCACTTAAAGATGGACTTTCACCTAGCTTATTAATTTTCCCACCTTCATTTGACCATTCTTGTACACTCGTATCTGTAAATAAATTGTAATAAGTAATTCCATCAAATGTGTAATGCTCGATAAACGCTATCATCTCATTGTAATTGTTATAGACAGGTATGCCATTATCAGCAGCGATTAATTTTGATTGTATACGACCATTAGCATCAATATAGAGATACTCTGACACCTCCCCAAATTTCAGTAGATTTAAAAGAATTTGTACGTTAATATCATCAAAGTGACCTAATTTATTTATCTTATTAAACTCTTTTACCATTGACTCGTCTCCTATCAAATTAACAGGATTTTTAAGGAGATATTGTGCTTTAAAATTTAAGATAGTCTTTGCCAACTGGATAACAATACGTCTAGGTTCTACAACTTCACCGTTATATTTATAATTTTGGCGTTTCAAGATATTATGCTCACCATTTAAATAATTACGGACATTCTTTATTTCTACTAAACGAGTAGAATTTTCATATTTATTTAATTCCTCTATAAACCAAGTATGCTTATCTTTATATTTTATTTGTAAATAATTTTCTAGATTCATTTTATCTACCCTTTCTATTATTAATAAAAAAAAGCCACTCGATTAAGAGTGACTAAATATCTGACTATATTTTAAATATTATTAACAATATCTAAAGCCTTCTGATATTGAGATGTTTTAATCTCATCTAACTGATTCTCGTCTTTCTGTTTATATCCTGTTTCAATAATGTGAAATTTAACTTTAGAAGATAGTTCTTCTATAATCTCAACTTTGTTATCTAGCTTCTTAAAATCACTTAATAAATTGGTAGAAACTTCAATTGTCTTGTTTTCCATATTTAAACTTGCAATATAGTAATTTGAATCTTTATCTACACATTGAATAAATGGTTTATATACTTTTTCTTCTAAAATAATGAAATTTTTTTTATAGTCAATTATTAACTTTTTAGCAATTTGATATTCTTCAAATCCTTCTTTTGAGGTTTTGTCTATAATCGATAAAAGTTTACAAACCTCTGAATAAATAAAAGAATCATCATCAAAACTATCCTCTACAGGCAGTTCTTTATATTTAAATGAAATATAAATTTTAGATAATTTATTATTAAATCTTTGAGTAACTTCAATAGTCTCACCATTATATTCCACAGGTAATATATCCACTGTATTCATAAATTAAATCCTCCTTGATTCTCTTTTTAGTATTATTATATATAATATTTACCAGTTTTCATACCCTGTACTGCTAATGCTCCAGCAATAACTAGATCATCGTGATTCTTTTCTTTATTTCCTCGCTTATTACCTAACTTCCCATTATTCTCAATGAACATCTGCATCTGTTGTAAAAGTTGCTTACATTCAATATTGATTAGATTTTTCTCGAATTGTTCTTTGAAATCGCTTATCATGATTGCTTTTGTTTTATCTGTAGTCATGTAACCTAGTTGTAACTTTTTCTTACCACGTTCATCAAAAATCTTTTGCTTGTACATATTTTCATATCCACATTCTTTGCGTAGACGTTCAATAATTGGAAGACCATATGAATTTCTCTCTACAACTAAAAAAGCATAGTTATACCAACGTCCTAAAACGTAAATCAACTCCGCAAATTCATAAACTGCAATCTTATTCGATTCAAATGTTAATACTTGCTGTCCTTCATCATCAAAACCGACAATTGTAGATGAGTCATTATTCCCACCTGATCCACTCGCTGTATCCACTCCAAAGTAATATTTTTTACCCTTTTTAGGATAATTGAATGACACAATACCCTTACTTGCCCATTGTCGAATGCTCTCAGGTAACTTCTCGCGTACTTCATTTTTATCAATCGGCTCATTTGCGTACGTTAAACGGTTTAATACCTTAGTTTGATTAAATACTGCATTACCAGTGCTTATAAATGACTCAAGTGGATTGGATGGATACTCTTGATAAAAATCACTTTCTGACTCCATATCGAGCATTTTCCAACGTCTCCATGTTAGACATGTCAATGTAGCACCTAACTCATGCAAAGCCGTTTCTTCATCGTCTAGATCTGCCCTAGTTAGCTTTTTACCTCCATGATTAGCCTTATACCATTCCACCGCCTCTTGATAGTCATGGGCAAATTGTTTAGCATACAACTTATGATAAAATGGTACAAAGTAGGCAACATACTTAGATTTATTTTTTAATCCTTGCATACTTAATCTGAAATGATGATTACCAGTACCATTAGACGTTGACTCTATTGTTAACTGACTATTCTCACCTTTTGCAAGTGACTGCTCTACTGATAGTAATTGCTTTTCTTGGTTTGCATAGAAGGCATATTCTGAAAGGTGAATATATGTATATGTTGATCCTCGACCAACGTCTTTATTACCTGCTGTTACTGATTTGATTTTAGAGCCATTAGTAAATACTAATTCATCTCGATTATCACGTCTAATCTTAGGAAATAAGTTAGGATACTTATTACGAGGTATATAATCATTCATCTGCTTCAACTTTTCAAACAATGCCTTTGCACTATCAGATTTATAACTGACAATTAAAATATTTTCATTTTCCCTAGTTAATGCTCTATATAATGCTCTAGCAAGCACAAATGTAGAAATACCCGATTGTCGAGCCTTCAAAACATTAATAAATCGGTTACGCTGCATCAATTCTTCAATTTCTAATTGAGCATCGTTTAAGTCAAATTTGACGATATCATTGTTATTATCTGTTATGTATATAAAATTCTTTGCAAATAGTGGGAAACTATCGATAACTTTCTTAATCTTTGCATCCATCTTAATCTAACTCCAACTCATCATATGTATTAGTGGACTGCTTCCCTTTATTTGCTTGCTTGTTATATGCCTGTACTTGCTTCTGAAGGTCTAATAGTAATTTGATCGACTTTTCATCACCCGTTAAAGCTTTTTCCTTTACAATAGCATATATATCTTCTAAATCTTTACCTGCCTGTGATTCAATCATTATATTGACTAAATTGTGATATTTCTCTGTTTTCTCCCACTTCTTCATATATGATAGTGATTTATGTTTAATTTTATGACACAACTCTTCTTCAGTCAGGGGTATTTCACGCAGGACTGACAAATTATGCTTCCAAAGAAAATATTCTTTCTTCTTCCACGATACTGTATTTAATGCTTCATATATATTCATGTTTCATTTCCTCCTTCAATAAAAAAGGGTCATCCGATATTTTCGGACTACCCTATGGCGATATTATCGCACTCAGGTCATTACTGTTTTAGTAAAGACCTTATATGATGTTACTGAAATAACGACCTCATCAACTGACCAACTTCGTTAGTTCTATGCAAAGGGTAGAAACAATGTTTACTACCTTTTAATATTGCGGTGAGGCGCATCCTGAACCTGATAGGAACAATATTCCTTTTTGACCTGATGTGTTTACTAAACATATGGTCTTGGGTAAATCTCCTATGACTAATAAGAGGTCATGCGTCATACTACGACTAATGTTCGTATAAGGTCGTCACCATTTCAGTTACGACTAAACTAAATAAGAGAAATCCTAAAACCATACGTTTTGACTATAGTTATAATAATATATATATATTCTTACTTAAATATGTAACTCTAAATTATTTATAATTAATATAAATTTAATAGTAGATAGTAAAATTAAATATAATTATGTAATTGTATATTATAATTATAGTCAAATTGTATGGTTTTAGAATATACAATATCAGTAAGGTAAATCTTCAATATTTATTTCAATTAAATGGGATGTGAATGTATTTTCCATCAGTTTATTATGTTCCTTATTTGATACAAATTTTAATTTCTTATATTCAATCTTGTTAGCTGAAAAGTCAGCGCTCATATTAACTTCATGTATAGATGGTATGCGTTTATCTTTACTTATAGCAAAACTGAAATATTCATTGTTGTGGATTGTGGTAATTAAATTATGGGATCGTAATGCATCCATTACACGTTGTATAGTCTTTTCAGATAATCCTGTCTCAGTTGCAATACGTTTATATGTAGCTTTAAATACATTATTAAATTTATTACTTTTATCTAATAAATAAGCATAAACATAAAACCCATTCACACCTATTCCATCTGTACTCATACAAAATAAGAAAGCATCCATATCAATTAGAGTCGAATTTGAGATGTCAAAGAATGTACCATCTTCATAATAAACTCCCTGTTCATCTTCTTCTGCATAACGTTCAAATCCGAATACTGGATATTTACAATCAACTCTACGAGTGATACCCATTCGATTTCTCCATTCATCTACTGTCTCATGCTGATTTTCATTACAAAACTCATGAATTGTTGTGATTTTTGGTACTCGATTGCCGAAACCATCATCTTCCATTTCACTAATTACAGGGAATTCATTTGTAGTTGTAAGAATATCTTTTTGCTCAAGTAAGCCGTTCTTTTTAATTATGTAATCTGTAAGTTGTTCTGTTGGGTTGTATGTAAGTAATTCTTTAATTTCCCCTTTACTCGGAACATAAGCATCGTAAGTTGAATAACGATACATGTAGGTTTGTAGATAGATGTAAGAATAAGTAAAACCAATATGTACTGGCTTCAATTCCCCATCTTCTTTCATTTGTAATAATTGAGTAAATAGTTCATTCGGCATTGCTACTGATAAATTGTACTGTTGTAAATTCTCTTTTAATTTCATACGTCTTATCTCCGTTCAATCGTCTTAGTTTTTAAATATTAGTGACATGTACGTGTTTCTTTATATTCATTAATCGCTTTTGTTAATTCATCAGTTTGTAAGTACATTGCGAAAATATCATTATTCTCTAATCGTCTTGCTTTAGTTAAATAGCGAATATCTTTCGATTTAATAAATTCATACAGTTCTTTGTTATAGCAGTAAAAAAATCTTGGCTCTGTATTCATTGTTTAATTTCCTCCAAATAACTTTAATTATTTTTTTGTCTGAGTAAAATAGGGTTCTCTAATTCCAGTAAATTCTTCTAGATACCTTCTATAATAATTATCTAAAGAACTTTCATAATCTAATGCAAAACCTTTAATACGGTATCTTTCATAACGTTTCCTCATAATATCGAAAGAATTATTTGGAAAATTAACAACTAATCTCTTTTTATCTAAATCTCCTAAAGAATTCTCACCAAAGTATAAAAATGTACCATCAAATACAAATTGTGTAACTGTAAAATCTGCTAGTTTTATTCTCTCTTCAACAGTTTGAAATCCAAATTGAGGATGTGTAATTGTAAAATTTGCTAATTTCTCCGATTCTTCATTTGTTTGAAATCCAACTGGAGGATGCGAAGAATCAAAAGGAAAATCTAGTTTAATTGGACAAAGAAACATAGCTTTATTCGTCTCTCTCATTTTCCTCTCATTTGCAAAAAACAAATCAATATCCTTTGGTTCTCTACCACATATAATGTCGCATAAAAAACCTCCTGCAATATACATTTCACTATCTAAATAATTCTTTAACCCGCCTAATAGGTAGTTAAATTTATCTAGATCTATACCTCTTTCAATTGCAAACCAAAACCATTCGACTTTTTGTATATTTTCCATAAATAAACTCCTAGTAATTAATGATGTAATTTCTATATTGATTTTCTTTATTTGCGCTTAGTTTAAGTATGTTATTTTCATATCTGCTCAAGGCTGCAATACTAACACCGATATGATTTGATATATCTTTAAGTAATATTTTCTTCTTGCGTCTTAATAGATATAGTTCATCCTTAGTCATTACATGTATTTCATTCCTTTCTTAAACAATAATTAGAAGAATCCCCAATAAAATAGGGAAACCTCCAATTAACTATGTATGTATTTAATTATTGTGTAACTGTTAATACAGTAACCGCTTTAGGGCTACCTACCTTCAGAGTATATTCGCCCACCACATGACCTTTTGTATTATCACCTGTTTTAGCAAGTGCTTCAAAGTGTGCTTCACGTAAAGCAATCATGTTCACATAAGCATCATTTACAAATACAACTTTATCGGCTGGTGTGTGCTTAGATAAGATGAATTTAACTGAACCGTAATTCGTATTAATTTCATCTACTAATAAGCCAAACGAAGTTGTTACATGTTGATAGCCGTAACGATCTTTATAGATTGCGTCTATCTGCTCTTTTAAATCTGCATTAATTAACGCATATACTTGACCCTCCGCTAAATCTTGATTCCATAAATTACGCATAGCCGTTTTGATGTCACTCTCTGTGATAGCACCAGTAACTGCTACATTATTAGTTGCATCTGCAAACTCAATTAAACCACTCATTTGACGAATAAATGGTGTTTTAGAGCCATCCTTTTTAAGTCCGTTAATTAGTATAGATTCTAATTTAATTTTTAACTCTAAAAGTCGATCAGCAACCTCCTCATCAAATTTACCGCTTTGCATTGCCTGTGCCGTACCTGAAATTGAAACAGCGCGTTTAAAAATCTGAAGGATATTTGAAATTTCTCGTTTTGAAGATTGTTGGAATGAAACTGTGTCAGCACCCTCTACAGAATCTGTATCACCATCTGTAGCAAGTGTTTTTTCCTTCCACGTATGAACAGTACTAAGTGCTCGTTCTACACCTTTAGATAATAGTAAAGATGAAAATGGAGTTTGTTGTACTCCCAGTAATGCTAATTCCTTGCTTAGTGAAATGCTTTCTGTTGCTGTAAATCCGTTTTGACTTGTAATCATAAATAAATTCCTTCTTTCTTTTTGTGTGTTTTATATATTTTATTAAATAAAATTCTGATATTTTTTAGTCCTTACTTACCGAAAAACTTTGATAGTTTAAATTTAATTGCTGAATTAACATCACCATCGTTAATAGCTTGCTCATAAGCTTGTTGTTTAGCTACCTCTTTTGGTTGATATGCTTTCTCCATTAAGATTGCATTAACTGCCTGTTCAATTGCTGTGACTTGTTCATCTACTGTTACCTCTTGATTAGCAAATACATCGAAAATTGACTTAAATGGACTTAAACCTTTGTCCTTTAATGCATTGTCAACTTGGAATGATCGTAGCTCTGCTTTCTGTTGTTCAATTTGCGCAAGTAAAGCATTAGTTTTATCTACCTGAGATTGCTCTGATTCATCAATTGATTGACTCTGCAAAATTGCAGTTTGCTCCACTTCTTGCTCCTCCACTGTTACTTCTGTATGTTCTTCCATGCTTTCATTCTCCTTTACTTTAATTTTTTATATTAGAAATACACTAGCATCCATTTTTAGATACGTAGCGTATTAATATAAATGGTATAGAATCAATCTAGTATTATTTATCATCTAACTGTTTATGACGCTTAAAAAGCTTTAAATCAATTAAATTTAAAATAGGTTAAATATTTGCTAATTTAGTAAAAAAAGAGAAAGAACAAGGCTATGTGGACAACCCTGTTCTCTCAAAATAAGAGGAAATAAGAAATATGCTTATGACAACATAAAATATATCTCACTAATATATCAGTTTAATTACAACCTAAATTTAAACATTTTTTACATCTTATAAAACTTTTCAACAATTAAATTATTATGTGTAACATGTCTTGCAATATTACCTGCTGCTTTATATGTATTATCTATGTACTGTTGCAATATGCGATTTATGATATTTACTACTCTATCCTTTTGGCGGCTTGTAAAGGTAATTTTGTCACTGGTAAAACTAGCAACTACATCCTTAAATAAGTCATGCTCTTGTTTGCGTAGATTATCAAATATTACATCCATTACTGTGTACGATTTATCATTATGTTCGTTATAAAATTTATATTTATCTTGTAAAAACTTATATGTATATTTAAAAAAGTCAAACTTTTCAATATCACCGCAAAGGATAATGTTGTTATAATTATGTATGTGATTTTCAATTATTGTTATGGTATTTGGTGACTTATGTGCTATCTGCGTTAATTTATAATCTATGTATTTTTCACGGATTCTTTTGTTTGCTGCCTTTAATAAATTATTTACGTTTTGTTGACTGCATCCTAATTTATCAGCTATTGCTTGTTCAGTGAATCCAGCCCTCTTTAAAGTGAATGGCACTAATTGAGTTTTTGAAAGAATTTCTTCATATCCACCAATCGCTTCAACAAATAAATCATATGAAGATTGGATATGCTCATCATTATATTTCCTTAATGCTACTTGATCGTATAGACTAGCATCTCCATTGTTATTTTCTTTGTTTACAATATGTTCGGGAACATTTAACTTTTGCTTTTCCCGTTCTGCTTTAATTTGATTATTTACTAGCCCACTTAATGCTTTAAAAAACCAAACCTCAATTTGTCTATCTGTAAGGCTAAAATCAATTTCACGCTCATCAAAAATTTTCCATACAGCTACTAAAACATACGAATCTAAATCTCTACGATGGATACCGCTATATAGGTTATTGATATAGTTATGTACCTTGTTCATTGACTCAATCTTAAATCTTAATTGAACAATTTTATCTGGTTCTTTGTCATAAGCGTTCATCTCTTCTATAATTTTTGTGTCGTAAACATGATATAGTACATCCTCCTTTTCCTCTTTCGTGCTTGCTTGTCTGTACTCTTGTAATGCTTCTTTTAAATTTTTAACCATTCAATTTCCTCCATTTTTTTATTACCTTACACTTATATTATAATGTGAAATTTCTGGAAGTGACAGTCGAGCCTAAAAACTAATTTTAGTATCTTCCTTTTTTGGCATAAAGTAATGAATCGTGATACTATACTAAATAAAGGAAGGGGAATAAATCCCCACCGACTACTTACGACTTTTCTTCTTGCGTTTCGCTGACGGCTTAGAAAAAGTCATTTTGAACTATGACAATTAGTTGTAGTTCTTTTTATTTACACGGTTCTCCTATTAAACCTTTATCAATTGCCTCCTGTATCTCATCATCATTTAAAATTAAATTACCTCTATCATCTAAAAACTCACGTTCTTCATCTATCTCTGGATCGTATTGGGCAATCTTTGTGAAATAAGATTCCACAATTTCAATCGGATGCTTACGTCCTGATCTGCTCTCTAAAATAGAGTGGTCTTTTAGAAAGTTGTTAAAGTAGACCATTAATTCAGCAGGATCAATATCGTTTGCAACAAATGCTAATTTCATTTCACAATAGTTTACTTTGTTTGACATTTAAATTTCTCCTTTTTTGTGTTTTATTTTTTGAATTGTACCGTAACGGTTGTAACTAAATATTTCATTATTTTTAAAGGTCGCTACGATTGACTGAGTAGCTTTGTTTATAATCAAGTAAACAATACAAGTTAATCTGTATTCATCTCCACGATTATTAGAGATTGTCTGATGATATGCGTTGATTTGGACTAAAAATTTATATTGCAAGTCAGTTAACTGTGATAAGGCTTGAGACATTTAAACCTCCCTTAGATTGTTGTGATAATAATTATGATAGCTAGTATTTCTGTAAACAATAGTAAAAATTGATACCAGTAATCTGTGATGACTATTTCTTCGTCTGGTGTGTCTGGTAGGTAGTTAAAGTAACGAATGATTGCGATCAACAATGTACCCATAATAATATCTCCTGCTCTTTATTTTTTAAAAAAACAAGTCAAATTAATAACTAATTTGCTAATAAACATTGACCATAAATGACTTTTTTGCTATTATCAAGACATAGCTAAATAAGACTTTTAAAAAGCCTGAAAGTTTTACATTTCACGTTGGGGAACGGTTAAAATGTATTTTATTAGGTCGTATTCTGTTGCCTTTTTAGCTAAATAAATAGCTTATGAAACAAGTATATTAACTTTAAAGTTATTTGTCAACATATTAATGACCAAAAAGTTAATGTAACTCTAATAAGCCTTATGAAAGGTTGATATGAATGAGTTTAGTGAAAACAATAAAAATGCTATGTGATGAAAGAAAAGTTACCTTTGCTGAAGTAGAAAGAGAAATAGCTATCTCAAACGGACAAATAAGAAGATGGGATAATGCTTCACCAAAAAGTGAGACCTTGTCAAAAGTTGCAGATTACTTCCATGTTTCAACCGACTTTCTACTTGGACGGACTGATCAAAGGTATTTAGATTTAAAAAACACTACTGAAAGTGATGCAGACAAAAAATTACATGAGATAATTAACGGATTAAATGAACGAGAAAAAGAGTTTTTACTTGCAGCATTGGATAATACTCTACAGTTGGCTAAAAGTTTATATAAAAAATGATTATATATGTAAATAGGCTTGATTAGAATATTATAAGCCTTATTTAATTGATTCCAATTGATTTAAGACGTTCTAATTAATCACTATACAATTTATCTAGTTACTATAAAACTCTTCTATATTTAATCGCTAATGATGTTATTTAACGCTTGACAACTGTTTTCGCCCTACCCCATCATGAAGCCAGAGTTGAGGACAACGGCTTGGTGCAAAAAATGACTGCCTATGTTAGGGACTCAAAAAAATGAATCAACTAACATAGACAGTCATTGCATATTCATGAATCCTTCATTTGAGGTATCCGTATTGTATGCCCTTGTTAAATGCGTTCTCTCGAACAATACATCTACTAATCTACTTCTGCCCCGATAGGTTTTGTAATCCATATAATTGTGCGATTGTGACGATTATTGTTAATGCTTATTCTGATTTATAGAAACTCAGCAATAATTACAATGTATGATGTATCCTGCGTAGCCGTAGCCACTCAGACCTTCCACTCCTGCCCTTTAATGGTCGGCAGCACCATTCAGATACCCATGCCAACAAGGAAGCGTTTAATGGTATCCTAGACTTAATTATTGCATTGGCTAAGTCATAACCTGACCAGTTTTGTTTAACGTCCTGTTAGTGGGCAACCAAGACGTACTTCACTAAAAAGGCATTACTTAATAAGAGTTGCATCATCGAATTTTTTTCGATATAATGAACCCCAGTAATACACTATCGCTGCCAAGCATTTTAGTGTAGTAATATTTAGTTAAGGGAAGATGTTAGCGCATCCTCCCTTTTCTAATGCTTAAAAATCAAAATTATTTAACGGATTGTGTTTATCATTCTCCTTTTTCAAGTGACTGCCCCATAAATTTACATAACGTTGCGTCGTTACTATATTTTCATGGCGCATTAATTTCATGATGGTAAAACTGTTTACATTTGATTGGACAAGATTTCTACAAAAAGTGTGCCTAAAAGTGTGCGGCGAAACTCTGGTATCCTTAAAATTCATCTTCTCTTTTAATTCACGGAATACATAATCAATCGTATTAATTGTGAATGCTTCATTTTTATTAGTAACAAATACATACTCACTTTCATTTTTTAAAAAATTAGATGAAAACGTCTTGAATGCCAGTAACTCTCTAGTCAATTTATCAGTTAAAAATACAGTTTCATATTTTCTACTTTTCCCATGTACTTGAAATGTTTGATTTGTAAAATCCAAATCACTCCACCTCAACATAATCAATTCTTTTCTTCGTATTCCTGTACCAAGTAAAACTAAAATGATTAAATAATTGCGGTAACTGCTATATGATTGATGTTTCTTTCTTTGGGAACGATAAAAGGCAAGCATTTGATTAATTTGTTGATCCGTAAAAGTATCAATTTTCAAATCTACTTTTTGAGTTTTTATCTTCTTCACAATATTTTCAGTGATATACCCCTCTTCAACACAATAGTTAAAGAACGCTTTACCACGCAAAATAATAGTGTTGATTGTATTGGGTTTCCTATTTTGTTGCTGTGCCATTATTAAATAATTCTTGAAATGACTTCTTGTTACGTCCTCAACATTAACTGCCCCTTCTTCAATGCAATAGTCAATGAAAGGTTTAATCATGTATTTATAACTTTTGATATTTGATTCAGTTGTATTATTAAATCGTCTATCAGCAATAAAATCATCGAACGCAAACTTTAAAAGCAT